AACTACTATATCAACTTACTTGTCTGCACAACAAGCATACGCAAGTGCATTCTTACCTATTCCTAATCCGTCAAGTCCAATACTTGGAGCAATAGCAGCAGCAGCAGCAGTTGCAGGTGGACTTGCAAACATTAGGTCAATCTTAGCGGTGCAAATTCCAAATAGTGGTGGAGGTGGTGGAGGTTCAATGCCAAGTATGCCATCGTCTGCGCCTCCAATTATTAGGCCAACTTCAAGCAATGTAAACATTGGCAATACGAATCCAATTAAAATAAGCAATGAAACAGAAGGCGGCAAAGTTTATGTTTTAGAATCAGACATTACTAATAGCCAAAACAATGTAGATTCCATTAAGAAAAAAGCAACTATTAAATAAACTTATATATTAAATTGACATGGAGAAATTACCAATATATCGTTGGAAAGTAGATGCCGAAGATGAAAGCGAAATCACTGCTGTTGCGTTGGTAGATATGCCCGCAATAGAGATGAATTGGCACGCGTTTAGTGGCGAAATAAGATTTAAAGCAGACGAGCAAAAGCAAATTATATCTGGTCCGTTAATGGTGGCAGGTTTGCCAATTTACAGACGTAACGAATCAGGCGAATATTATGGCATATTTGAAGCCGAAGACATTTACAACCTTCGAAACAAATTTTCTAAAAATCAATTTGGCAACTCGGTCAATAAAATGCACGATCCATCGCAAAGCATAGATGGCGTTTACATGATTGAGTCTTTTATTATTGATAGTGAACGTGGCATAAATTCACCTAATGGATTTAAGTTGCCTAACGGATCATGGTTTGCTTCTTACAAGGTAGATAATAAAGATGTTTGGGATAACTTTATTAATAACGGAGAGTTCAAAGGGTTTAGCGTTGAAGGTATGTTTAAAGAAGTGCAAGTTGATGCAAAACCATTAAGCATAATTGAGCAGGTTATTGAAATTATCAAACAAATTGAAGACTAAAAAAACAATAAAATTAAAATCTAATATATTAAAATATGACAAGTAAAGACGCAATCGATAAAATCAAAAATTTGATTAAATTCGGTACAGTAGAAGCTAAGTTTGAGCAAGCTAAATTAGCTGATGGAACAATCATCCAATGGGAAGATGATTTGGGCGAAGGCACAGCCATAATGGTTGTTGGCGAAGATGGTAACGTAATGCCTGCACCTGATGCAGTTCATGAATTAGAAGACGGCACAATGGTTACAACTGTTGGTGGTTTGGTTACTAAAATTGAAGGCAAAAAGGAAGAAGAAGTAATCGAAGAAGAAATGGCAGCAGAACCAAATCCTGAGTTTATCAAGCATCTTGAAGACTTTAAAATGATGGTTGAAAGAATGACTGCAATTGAAAACAAACTTGCCGAGTATGAAAGCAAATTTTCAGCCATTACCGAAACAGTAAAAAACACCGAAACAAGCACATCGGATAAGTTTGCAAAAGTAATTGAGTTAGTTGAAGCTATTTCAAACGAGGATGCAACAATTGTTGAAGCACCAAGAAATATTACTTACAAAAAGATACCAAACAAACAAAGTGCAATTGAAATTTTTAAAGATTACCAAAACAAATTAAATAAATAAAAAAAAAATTATGGGATTCGTAGTAACAAGTTTAACAAATTATGTTAAAACAAACGAAAACATTTTATTAGTAAAATCGTTTTTCGAGCCTAAAACTGCAACTTACATGCAGAAATTAACAGGCATTAAATCAAGTGGCCAAATTCCTCAACTTACAGATGAGATGTATTGGCAAACAGGTGGCACTTGTGGATTGATTAACGCTTCAGGCGATACTTCAATTACTGCAAGAGTGCTAACAGTTGGTAAAATTAAAGCAGAGAAATCATGGTGCGTGGCTGACTTAGAATCTAAGTACACTCAGTTATTGCTTTCACCAGGTTCTCAGTATGAGTCTTTGCCAGGTGGAATAGACCAAGCTTTTATGGAGTTTGTAATGGGTTCACAAGGCGAAAAAGTTGAATTAGCAATTTGGCAAGGTGACACCACTGTATGGCAAGATTACTTAAATAAGTTCGATGGACTTGTTAAGATTATCAACGCTGCAAGTGGTACAGTTCAAGCTAACGCTGCTGCTTTTGGAACAGTTGTAACTTCAATCACTGCCGCAAATGTATTAAGCGTTGGAGATATGATTTACAATGCTATCCCTGCTGCATTACTTGACAAAACTGATTTGAAAGTTTTCATGGGTGTTGATAAAGCAAGACTTTATTTAAATGCTTTGAAAGCAGCAAACTTATTTCATTTTAATCCATCAACAGATCCATTAGCTGAGTTTCCAATCTATGGAACTAACGTGATGATTGTTCCTGTTAATGGTTTAACAGGCGTTAACGCTGCTTATGCTTTAAGAACTTCAAATATGTTCTTAGGTGTTGACTTAGAGAACGAAGAAGAAGAAATGAGAGTTTGGTATAGCGAAGACTATGACACTGTAAACTTACGAGTTAAGTTTAAAATGGGAACTCAAGTTGGTATTACTTCACAAGTAGTTAAATTTACATATTAATTATGCCTTGCGCAATAGTAAGTGGTTACGCATTAGATTGTAAGGATGTTGTAGGTGGCATATCAGCCATCTACATCACCGAACTTGCCAACGTAACTACTATAACAGAAAATGCAAGTGGCTATGTGACTGCAATCACTAAGGCTGCTGGAAAGAAATTTTACCAGTATGCTTTATTGCCAAGAGGAGCGAATAATTTCACTCAAAATATCCAAGCAGACGCGGCAGCAGGAACTGTTGCATACGAGCAATCGGTTGTTGGAAACTTTTCAAAATTGCAATACGAAACACAAATCGTGCTTGAGCAATTGATAAAGAACAGAACAATTGTAATTGTTAAAACCAAAGATGATAGTTACTTTTTATTCGGTAAATTAAACGGAATGGAAGTAACTGCAGGTTCTGCTAATTCAGGCCAAGCAATGAATGAATTTCAAGGTTACCAATTGACTTTTACAGGAATGGAAAAAGCATTGGCAAACGAAGTTGATTCAAGCATTATTGCTGCCTTACTTACTTAAAAGAAAGTTGTTGTTAGTTGTACAGAGAAGGCTATCCATTGTGGTAGCCTTTTTTGTTTAGCAATTTTTGTTTTATTTTATATATTAAATTGTGATCGAATTTAGAAAAACATACACCAACACTGTAACTGTTACGCTAACGGAAAACGCGACTATAAGCAATCCGATTTATTTGTTTCTTTTTAAGAATCAGCAAAGCGGAGTAAATTATTATTTTATTGCAACAGATACATCTGCATTCAAACAACGATACAATCAATTTCAAGTAATTGAAAAAACAAATGCAAACACTTTAAATGGTGAGGTAAGTTTAGACAACGAAGGGTTTTACGATTATACAATTTATCAAACAAGTTTAGCCAACACAACAGGATTGGCAAATGCATTGGCAGCAGTTCCTTTTATTACTAAAACAGTTGAAGTTGGTTTGGTTTGGGTTGTGCCTGAAGAATTACAAACAACAGATTACAATCCGTTATCAACAACAACAATTATTTATAACCCAGAATGAGAGAAAACAATTATGAATCTTTAATGTCTGTTCAATTTACGAACGACAAAGTGCCGCAATTTATTGAGCCTAAAAAGTCGGATAAAATCCCATTCGTTAAATATGGCGAAACAAATAATTATCCCGAGTTTTTGCTTACGTTGTTTAATCGTTCAGCAAAGCATAATGCAATCTTAACATCAAAGCAAACATACATAAAAGGGCAAGGATTTTATTTTGACCAAATGGGAATGGACGGCGATAGCATTGTTGCATTACAATCCTTTATTGACCATCCAAATCCTTATGAATCGCTAGATGATATAATGGGCAAAACCACTTTAGACAATGAGTTGTTTGGTGGGTTTTATTTGCATGGCATACCATCAAAAAGCGGAAAAAAGTTTGATTTGTACCATATAGATTATTCAAAAATTAGAAGTGATGAAAAAAACGAAAAGTTTTACATTTCTGATTGTTGGTTAAACGAAGATGGCAGTGAAAATACAAACATTAAAGCAGATCAATATTTTGTAGTTGATCCATACGATGAAACTAAAAAACAAAAGGATTGGATATTTTATTATAAGTCATACAGACCAGGTTTAAATACTTACACCTTGCCTGAGTATATTGGCGCAGTGCCTGCTATTATTACCGATGCTGAGATTGCCAATTTTCATAGAGCAGAAATACAGAATGGATTCAAAGGCTCAAAGTTAATTGTTTTTAAAAATGGTGTGCCATCTAATGAGGAAATAAAGTCTGTTGAAAAGCGAATGAAAGCAAAGTTTGCACCAACCGATAAAGCAGGTACATTTGTTATTGATTTTGTAGACGATCCGAACATGGTTCCAGAAATCTTGGATTTATCTGCAGGTGATTTTGCTGACAAATACAACGCTTTAAACAAGACGATACAAGAAGAAATATTTGTCGGGCATAAGATTACCTCACCTATGTTATTCGGAGTGCGTGTAGAAGGCCAATTAGGCGGAAGAAGTGAATTGGTTGATGCTTATAATTTATTCCAAAACACTTATGTTGCACCAAAGCAAGCAACACAACAACAAGTATTTGATTATTTTGCACCTGTAAAAGGTAAGTTGAAAATCAAACCAACCGAGCCTATTATGCCATCGTTTAGCGAATCTGTTTTATTGCAGATTTTAACTAAAGATGAAATGAGGCAAATTATCGGCAGAAAACCACTAGACATCAAAGCTAATTTGAACACATCAATCGTTGATGATTTGAACGCATTAAGTCCATTAGTTGCAAACAAAGTATTAGGCACATTAACCGCAAACGAGATTCGTGAAATAGTTAGCAAGCCTGCAATATCAGGAGGCGAAACAATACCAAGTGCAACACCTGCAGCATTTAGCAAGTGTGAGCATTTTAGTTCAGATGATGAAGTTGATTACGAAGTGTTTTCAAAATATGGCGAACCGATTGAGAATTTTACAAGCATTAAGCATAAAAAGTTTATTTATTCAAAGCAAGATTTCATTAGCAAATTAGATGAAGGTGTATTAGATTTGATAAAGAAAACGCCAAAGATTTCTGTTGAAGATTTAGTAAAGATTTTAAAAGTTGATAAAACAAAAATTGAAACATCAATCGAAACTTTAATTGGCGATGGATTAATTAATAAAGATTTAAAGATAACTACTAAAGGAACGAATAAGGACATACCAACGTTTGAAGACATATTTATTAGGTATCGTTATATTCTAAGACCAGACGCACCTGCATTACTACCAGGTGGTGAATCAAGAGCGTTTTGTGATGCTATGATTTCAAATCCAAGGTATTTTACACGCGAAGACATAGAAAACATTAGCGATGAATTAGGTCAAATTTATGGCATACCAAATTATGATGCCTTTAAAAGACGTGGTGGATGGTATCACGATCCAAACAAGGATGTAAACTTGCCTTTTTGTAGACACATTTGGAATCAAGAATTAGTTAAATTAAAATAAGATGGCAACAGCAATTTTTTTAAGCGAACAAACATTAAAAGCAGAATCAATTTTGCAAGATAACGTTGATATGAAAGTGGTAACACCAACAATTAAAGACGTTCAAAATATGTACATCTTGCCAATATTAGGCACAAGTTTATACAATGATATTTCTTCAAAGATTATCGCAAGCACGTTAACAAATAACGATAAAAATCTGCTTGATTTATACATCACACCTGCGATGATTTGGTATGTTCGCATGGAATTACCATTGAACATAAATTACAAGTATTTCAATAAGTCGGTAGGTGTTCAAAATGCAGACAACATGAATCCTGCTAGTCTTAGCGAAATTCAAGTATTAATGGATAGATGCAAGAACAAAGCCGAATGGTATAGCGAGAGAATTACAAAGTATTTGCTATCAAATCAAACGTTGTTTCCATTGTATTTGAGTCAAACCGATGTTGACATTGATACTATATTTGCCAACAGAACTAACTACACGAGCGGAATGGTAATCGGTGATTCAAATTGTTGCGCAGGTGAGTATAATTTCCAAGGCATAAGAGTTGATAGAGGCATGTTAAATAGAGGATGCAATGACTGCTAAAAAAAACGTAAAAAAGTTACAAGAATTTATTAAAAAACAAAATGCAATTCTACACATTAAACCAAATACTCAACGACCTAACAACAATTTGTGCAAACCACGCGCAAGTAAATAGTTTTAATTTTGGAGATGTGTCTGATATTTCTGCAAGCGAGCAGGAGGCTTACCCATTAGTTTGGGCAGACGTTGTTAGTTCATCAATAAACGAAAACACGCTTGAAATATCTATGAATATTAGAGTTATGGATATCCAAAAAGCAGACGCAACAAATGAACGCGACACATTAAGTGATTGCTTAAGCATTGCGCAAGATGTTTACGCGGAATTAAACAATCCATCATTTGGCGACTATTTTTTAATACAACCAAATGTGTCATTGACGCTAATGCGTGAAGCATTGCCTGATATGGTTAATGGTTGGGAGATGAATATTATATTTGAACTTGAGCAGACAAGAAATCGTTGTCAAGTTCCAAACAATTAATTTAAAAATTTATATATTAAAACATGAGTACAGCATTAGAAAAAATATCCGCAATTGGTGGATTTGGATTTGTAAACGCAGGCACATCTGCAAGGACTGGATTATTTGTTGAATCAATAGTTGTGATGAGCGATGCAGTATTTAGCGCATTCGCAATAAACGGAGTTAATATGATGACTACAAAAGGAATTACAGGGGTAAGTATTAAAGCAGGAACATATTTGCCAACAGATCCAGGTGTAAAAATTACGGCATACACATTAGCAAGTGGTTCGGTTATTGAATATTTATAATGGCAAATTTTCCGCAAATAGGATTTGGTGTACAATTTATAAAATCAATTGGCACAGGAGTGGTATCACTATTTAATTGGGGTACAAGCACACCAACAAAAGTATGGGGAACATCCACAACTGAAACTTGGGGATAATTAATAAAATAAAAATATGGCAAATTTATTAGGACAAAATATAGGAACAAATTATAAAGGTATTCTGAATTTGAATACCTTAAATGGCAACTTGTCGGGGACTTTGCAAGCGGTTACGGATGGTGACGGGAACGCAAGTCCATTGCAGTTGAGTACTACGCAGGTAAATGTTGATAGTGGTTCTGCAACAACAGGTTATCCTCTTGTTGTTGCTGTTGCGGCAAATACATCAAGCGGGATTAATATAAAAAACAGAACCTCAGCCATAGGATTGAGGCTTTTTTCTTCAAATGGGAGTACGGCTTTTCCTTATATTGGGGCTTATGATGGTAGCGCTGGAGGTACTTATCCTTTGACGTTAGGTGTTGAAAACAGCACATTAATGGCTATTGGAGCTACAAATGTTGGTATTGGTTTGCCTTATCCTTTTACAACCTCCGCCCGCCTACACGTTAGGGGAGACGGGACTAATCCGATACTTAGGTTAGAATCAACTTCTGGTACGCAAGCTATTAGGCTGATAGCAGATGGTTCTACAACGTATTTTGGTAGCGGTGATGCTGCAATTCTTGTAACAAACAATTCTAGCGTAGCAGCTATTAACGGAGCATCTTTTGCATTCCAATCTGCATTGACTAGTGGAGCGCAATATGGGCATAAATATTATAATATTTACTCACACTCTTGGACTTCTGGCACTGGTGGTATTTTTGATGTTGGTTCAATGGGAGGAACGTTTGCCGCAGCCGCAGGTTCAGGAAACTTTAGACCCATAAACATTGCCTACACTATTAACAACTCAGGCGCACAAACGGGAACAGCAACGGGTATTTTCTTAAATGCTACGGAAACGGCATTGAATGGAATGACGCATAATTTAATGGATTTGCAAGTTGGTGGAGTGAGTCAGTTTAGTGTTGATAGAGTTGGAAGTTTAACAACAACAGGTAGAATAGTTGCTATTAATTCAAGTTTAAGTAGATTTTTATCAATTGGATTAGGTAGCAATTTTCAAACACAAATGTCATCCGTAACAGACGGAGTTTTATTACTTACAGATGGCGGAGGAAGTTCTTTTGGTCGTATTCAATTAGGCGGCACAACAAACGCTTTTCCTGCTATTAAGAGAAACGGGGCGGCGATTGATTTTAGGTTGGCGGATGATAGTGATTTTACTCAAGTAAATGCAAGTTCTTTTAAAATAGGCGGAACGGGTACAGAATTTTTAGTAAATACTATATTATTAGCAGGTCTTAATATCCTTACATTTTCAATCAATAGAATATACATTGATAACGATAACAGAGGGGTTGCAATAAATAATAATTTGGCAGTTGGTGGAGGTAATGTAGCTACAAACGCAAGTGCTGCATTAGAAGTAATAAGCACAACCAAAGGATTCTTACCTCCTAGAATGACAACAACGCAAAAGAACGCAATTTCAACACCTGCAACGGGTTTAGTTTTATACGATACTACTTTAAATAAATTAGCAGTTTACACGGGTTCAGCGTGGGAAACAGTAACAAGTTTATAAAAACAATTTAATAAATACAAATATGATACAAGCAAACGGAATCATTCACGATTCAAACGGGGTTACAGAATATTCAAACCCATTAATTAATGTTTACATGAACTCAGGTTCAAAGTTTACACCAACTTTAGGAGTTGCTCAAGTAGGTAAAATTGTAACGCAAGGCGAAAACGAAAGTTTCAACGCTATTGCTTCAATCGGAACTTATGAGTACACTTTAGCCAACCCTTCGTTTGAAGAAATTCAAAACGTAGTATTAGCAGGTTTACAAGCCGACTATCCAGAAGTAACATTTACAATTATACCATAAACCAAAACACACATGAAACTAACAATTAACGTAAGCGAGCAAGAAGCGCAAATGATTCTATCAGGTTTGGCAGAATTACCAGCTAAACATTCTATTGATTTAATCTTAAAACTAAAAAACGAGTTTGAATCACAAATCAAAGAATCAGGTGCTGAAGAAGCAGAAGTAGTAAAGTAAAATGAGAAACTTACCTAAAGAAGAACTTTTAAGCAGACTAGAAGCAATTAATCGCAGCAATGCTATTATTTACTTTGACCTTAACGGCTTTATTCTTGGCGTTAATGCAATCTTTTTGAAGGCTATGGGCTTTCAAGAAGATGAGCATGACAAGCTAATTGGCAAGCATCACTCTATCTTTGTTGACTATGAGTATAGCAAGTCAGAGGAATATGTAAAGTTTTGGGAGGTTCTACGAAGCGGAAAGTTCTTCGAAGGAGAGTTTGAACGTAAGAAGATTGATGGTAGTCCAATTTATTTGCAAGCTACCTATAACCCAATCTTTGATGAAGACGGAAACATCACTAAGATAATGAAGATTGCAACCGATATTTCTCAGATGGTTGTAAGTAAAAAAAAGATTGATGAATTGTCCGCTAATCTACAAGCAGAATTAGAAAACTCAAACAAACTAAAGGAAGCTATTGAAATAGAAAAGGATGCAGCCCTTAACGACTTGGATGCAAGTATTAAGAAAAGCCAAAACGAACTAATTAAAGTGATTGTGAAAAGTGCTTTATTTGTAATTATGAGCGTGGGCTTCATTACAACTCTCATGTATTCCTTTGCTATCCTATCAGATAAAGATACTCAAATAATAGGCTCAACGTGGAGTAATATGTTTAGTGTTTTATTGACAAACGCATTCTCTATTGTCGGCACAATTATGGGTATCAAATACGCAACCTCAGATAATCAACAAAATAAATAAACTATGCAATTAAGTACTAATCTTTC